GTCTATATCTTTAATATTGTAAGCTATAAACTCAATGACTGTCCTTGTAGGTACAGAACCATTCTGACATCTAAGCTCGGATATATCAATTTTGACAACATCCGTTTCACCTGTTCCATCTGATACACATTGAATCATTTTAACTACTCTACGCCAACCGTTTTTTTCAGGAGCATTCCCATCCCAGTTAGGTGGGTAAACCCACTGTTCACTCACTGAATCAGCCATTTTATCTCTCCATTGCTGCAAATATGTAGCTAACCGTCATGGTGTTTGCTATTGCCTCTCCGTTCTGACAACCAAAGCTTGTTGCCATGTATTCATCATCAGGTATAGTACCAGAAACCAAACTACCCAAAAGTACATCATCTACAAATGAAACGCTATTTGTTAAACCATCCGGGAATCTTGTTGGTAAACTCATATATATTTTCTCCTAATTGTTTTTAAAACCAGCCCTAAATTTAGAACCGGTTTCTGTTTTTAAACTACGCTCCAGCAGAACCGTATAAAGCTCTTGGGTCAGAACAACCACCAGAAAAACGCATAAAACTCTTAGCTTTAGCGTTATCTGTATCAAAATCATTATCCTGCCTTAAAGCATAACTATCTCTCTCAAACATAGTCATACCATTCTGGACATCAGTTCTTATAAACCATGCTTTGGAATCCGCAAAATAATTGTTCATACAAATTCCACCCGGAATTGCTTTAGTGTCAAGCAAAGCATTAGTAGCATTATTAGCTGTATGACCCTGAAGGACAGATTTAAATATTCTGTGTGCATCCCAGAGATTATCAGGGTGGATATGCAAAGACACAGCATTTAAATTAATCTGATGACCCATTTCGTCAGTCGCTGTGTTAATCATATTGATCATATCTTCGACAGCGGTTTCTGAAAGATCGGCAGGAGTAGCAAGTTCGTTACTCCAATCACCAGCTTGAGAAGGATGATCAGTTGCAATAAGTTCTTTACCGTCGCCATAAGTATAATTTGAATTGAAAGCCCTGTTATAGATATTAGCAAGAACTATCTATTTAGTCTGTCTCATTACAAAAGCGTTACCCTCTGCTCTTGTCCCACCTTTTTTCTCATAAAGGTTGTCTTTCATTTCATTATAAGTCACGATAAAGCCAAGGCCATAAGACACATGAGTAAACCTTGTGACATAACCCTGTCCATCAGTTGCGTAAGTAAAAGCACTACCTTCATCCACAATAGGAGCAAGGGGAAATCCGTAGTTCTGTAATGTCTCTTCATACGCCTGAGTTGAATGTTTTACATCAAAGAGTTTTTTCCACTGTGGCTCATGCTGTTTATAAACCCTTCCCCATCGGGCTAAAAGTCCCGGCCATAGTTCTTTTGGATGTGTTGAAGTTGATATAACGCCCATTTTATTTTCCTTTCTTTAAATTATTGATTAGATACCAGTTAAGTATCTCTGAGTATGAAGGTTTATCATTACTTCCCATACCGCATTATCACCAATAGTATTGCCCGTTCTACAGGACAGTCTGAGTATTTTCATCTGTAATGTGTTTGTTGTGTTAGCCGTGCTGCTATCAAGTTCTACACCACTAATACCAGTTACGGTTGAACCAGCATGAGTAAAAATATAATCCGCGTTATTCCCAACGTCTACAGCAGCAAGAGCAGCGCCATCACTATCTTCCTGAATTTCAAACACAAGATCAGGGTCATCGGCTACATATGCAAGCCTTTGAGTGTTTTTTGGGTTATAAGATTTGTCAAGGTTATCTGCATCTGCCTTAAAACCTACAACCACACCAGTAGTATAAGCACCACCGCCAGCAGTTGCTTTTTCTATTTCTGGTAAAGTACCGGGCTCATACCCCAGATATGCAGAAGTATTAGAAGTTCCATTTATAATAACTGGATCACCTCTTTTTAATGAAGTTGCGTAAGTTGCATTTATATAATAGGAGTTCGTTGCCCCATTATAAGCTTCACCGTTTTTATGCCGTATAGGGACTAACCCTTTTGGTACATCTACATTAGCCATATTCTTTTTCTCCTCTAATCAAAATTAATATTTTAACGCCGTAAAGCGTTATTTTCTATTGAAATCCCCTCTGAGGGGATGTATCTCCCCTCTCCACCATAAGACCCACCATAACCTTTACCTTTTTTTATAGTAGATTCACTTGCATCTATTCTATCATTCTTAACTTTTTGGTCCATCTCATAAAACTCTTCTGGGATTTCCATAAGATAAGATCGTGAGCCGTCTCTATCCGATATAATTGACTTATAATTTCCCAAACCTGCATCTATATTTCTTGTGTCTTTTTCCAAGAACTCCCCATTTTCTTTTGACACAAAGCGATAGCCACCTTCCTTTGCATATTCAAGAAAACCTTTGTGGTCTTTAACCCATCTGTTACGATAACCCTTTCTTGGCACAGTCCCCATTCTTGATCTTGGTGAACCGTAAGGTATTCTTTCCTTCCTTAATTTTTCTTTTCTAACTTTAGTTTCAATCGTTCTTTTATCTTCTGCATTTTTACCATTCATAATTTTTTAAAAACTCCTCTTTAGTAAATCCCGGTATCTGTTTAATAAACCTACTGCAAGCTTCCTTTGCACTATTTGGGAGATTTCCAAACGTCTGTTTCTTTTTGCTTGGAGGAGTTTCTCCCCCAGATTCAACCGCTGATGCTCTCGTTTTTTTTGTTTTCCCGAAAGCTTCTGGGTAACGGTTCTGAGTCTCTTTTTTTACTTCGTTGTATAGATCAGTACCCATAAGCCCTGTTTCATCTGCAATAATATCTGACATTTTCGCTGCATAATTTCTTAGTTTTTTGTTTTTATCAAACCATTCATTATCAGCCAACCAAACGTCAAACTCTTCTTCACCTTCTGTTTTTTTATCATCAACCTGCCCAATTTCGTTCTGGACTTCCAATACAAGATTCTTTTTCTCTTCTTCCATTTCATCAAAAGATTCTACATCTCCGTCCTCGATTGCTATTCTCTGCTTTCTGGTAATATCTTTCAGTGCTTTTTCATAAGCTTTTTCAGTTACGCTATTCTGATATTCTCTAAATTCTCCGAATGTTTTTTTCATACTTGAAATGGTTTTTCTTAACCCAACAACCGTACCATCAAGTTTCTTCATTCGTTCACGCATTATTGGTAGTTCTGTTTCACCTCTTTCAACAAACTTCTCAGCAGATACCCATTTATCTTTGTCACCTTTAAAGTTGTCTTCCTTTACCCAACCCATCCTACGGGCTTTTTCTTCTACTTCTGTGTTTCCTGTCTCTTCTACTTCTGTGTTTCCTGTTTCTTCTATATTTATATCTTCATTTTCTATAATATCTAAATCTGTATCCATTACTCACTTCCTTTTTTTTTAATTATTGCTGCTATGTCTTTGTCATTCATTAGCTGGTATTTATTTTCATCAAGGCCAACTACTCTATAGCCACCACCTTTTGCAACATAAACTTTATCACCAACTTTAGGGACAGACCCGTTCCAACCTTCAAAAGCATTACCACCTACTGCAATTAAAGTTGCTTGTACTTGAAACATATCTCTCTTATCTTTCACCGAAATAGGAATCCATATCCCTCCTTCCGTTCTATCACTTGTTTCTTCTAATTCAACTATAATTTTGTACTCTACAGGTTCTAAACCGCTTTTATTAATTTTTCCCATAGCCTTTCCCTTTTATTTAATCGTTAACTTTTATATTTAAAACTAAATCTATACCTTTGATAATACCTACTATCTTTGCTGTTGAATCAATAGAGTTGAGCCCTTGATTTAAAGTCTCACCAGAAATAAGGTACTCTGTAAAATAAGTCCTATGTTCTTTCAAGCTTGAATATAATTTCTTTGTTATATTATTGCTCATCCATTCTTGATATTCTACTGAACTTATCTTTTTTTCTGACATAGTTCCTACCTTTATATTCCTTGACTTGGGAGTTGGTTATCCATCATTATCTCTTCCTCTTCTGGAAGTGGCGGGTGTGGTGGTTGCCTTTCTTGCTCTAAAGGTCGTTGTGGATTCATTAGCGTCTCTTGTTGTGGTTTTTCTGTTACCTCCTGTTGTTTATTTGATTTTAAAGTGTTTAAATCTTGAAGGAATGTTTTATAACCTTCCAGTTGTATTCCCTCTTCCTCTGCCTCAGCTTTTGCTATCTGTAAAATAGCATCTGCTCTTAATTTCTCTATTTCTGCAAATATCTTTTTCTTTTTAAGTTCAGCTTCTTCAATTTCAAGTTCTATCCGCTGTTGTTCAATTTTAATTTTTTCCATTTCTGGGTTAGGTGGCGGTGGCGGTCTATTTTCAGGTGGTAATAATAACGTATCAGGTGCTTTTATAGCTTTTAAGTATTGAGATGTTATAGCATCTTCATCAAGCCCTGCCCTGCCTGATATTTTCATAACAGACTCTGCTTTCCCTACTCTTTGAATATCAAGTGAAAACATTGGCTCAGCAGAAGGAACGATATTGAATTCACTCATGTTAAAATCTTCTTCTTCTATCTGTTCATCTATAACCGCAATATATTTAGTTTTATCAGCATACTTTGAATTTAGTGCGAACAAAAGTTTAAACTCTTCTGTCATCGCTCTGTATATACGCTTATATATACCGCTGAATACTTTTAAACCTTGTTCAATTAAAGCTGTCACTGTTGCTGCTGATACATTCTCTCCGGGTTTGCTACCTGCAATGGCATCTTGGATAGAGGATATATCTTTCCCAGCAGAAATTAACATTCCTAACAATGAAAACAACACCTGAGAAGGTTCTTTTACAGGTAAAGGTAATATGCCTGCCCTAAGGTCATGACTCATAACATTTGTTGTTTTCCATTCTCCGGGTTTAAACTTAACTTCACCCCTGTTAAGATTTAAACCTCTTGCCATAAAACCACCACCAAGAACAGCAAGTGTGCCTGCATCTAATAACTGGTTGATAGTAGTATTAATACTACTATTAATAGGGCAAAGAAGAGTTCCAAAGGCGATATCATAAAAACCTCCACTTGGGTTGGGGAAGAAAGGATACTTAACAAAAAACTGTAAAGGTTCTATCCTAATAGCTTTCCCGTTTTTGAATTTAATACCATCTTCGTCAAATCTTGCTACAATTCTAAAAACCTGTTTTGTCTCATGATGCACGGTTACAATATAAGGTTCCTGGTACCCGTCTTCATCAAGATCAAGCCATCTGTGTTGCTCAACAAATAAATGTGGTGAATCATCCTGAACTTCTATTGATTGTTCATTTCCATCATCATATTCTGACTCTGGTTCTACTTTTTTACCATTACTGCCAATTTTGATATCAAGCCATAAACCAGCATTGCCCATTTCTATGGCATAGTTCTCATACTTATAAAATCTATGAGAAATTCTTTTGGCTGACTTTATACATTCAGCATTGTTATTGATAACAACATCTTCAAAAGTTAAAAATTTAGAAGATGGTCTCTCAAGTAAACTATCAAAAAATACTTTTTTAAAACAAGTCCCTGTTATTGGTAATACATGAAGCATTTTGTCCATACCATCAAGCCAACCATCCATTTCTTCGGTTAACTGAAAGTCCATGTATTTGCTAACTCTCATAGCACGCGCTTCTTTTGCTCCGTCTTCATCTTTTCCAATAATTTTTATATTTACTATTTTATCATCTGGGATCAACTCAGGGAATGACCTGCTTGCAAATTGGATACCTGCTACTGTAATTAACGGATATTTTACATTTGCAGCTCCCTCCCAAGGGAAACTTTTTACCTCAAGGGTTTGCTTTGCAAGTTTCATAGCATCTTTATTAAGCTTAGCTATATCAGCTCTTGACTCAAGGTCAATTTCATACTCTTCTATTACTTTAAGCCCGATTTCATCAAGAGTAGTTTGATCTAATTTTTCTGCAATATTATCGCTATCAATGAACGATTCAAGTTTTTTAATATCCACCTATTCTATTTCTCCCTCTGTCTTCAGAAGAGTTATTACTTGAATTACCATAATGTTCATCTGCTCGGCTATTCCATTCAGTAGCCAGCAACATTATCCTGTAGAGGTTCTCGCACATATGATCGTCTTTGTCAATAGGCTTTTGAGTTTCTTTATCATAGATATACCCTTCTATTTCAAAGATAGTCCTAACTAAATCACTAAAAATAAATAAAGAAGGAGTATTATTTGCACCTTTTAAATGGTTCTTTACTTCAAGAATACCCGCTGTCTTATCTTTTGTAGCTGTTTCAAGATAATACCCGTGCTGTGCTAAAACTAAACTTACTTTTTCGAACACAGTGTTTGGGTTATTGCTATCTCCTTTAGCCAAAGGGTCAATAATAATTCTTCCAACTCTATAATCGTTTTGTTTTATACATCTAACAATTTGTTCCCCAACCCATTGTCCGTCTCCATGTTCCCATATCTCATTTACAAGATATTTTATACCAGTAGGGCTAACAGCACAAAAAAGGATAGCTTGTTCTGTTCTTGGGTGGATATCTATAGCTATATCAATAATCCAATCTAAAGGTACTTGGAAACGCTCAACTAAATGAATTTTTCTATCATATTTTGGATAAACAAGCCCATCCATATAAGCAGGCACACCCTTTAGCCGAATATTTTGCTCTTCTGGAGTAAGGGCTTTAGCAAATTGGTCAAGACCTTCCTTCGTTATTCCATACCCTACATTTTCATAACTCTCAATATGGACATTGAAGACAGACATATCGGGTCTACCATTTTCATCGACTGACTTAATAACTTCTCTATCAACCCATGCTTCTTTCAGCAAGGTCATGCAAAAAAGTTCTTTACCTCTACGATCAACAAGGCCACGGGCGTTTGCAACTCTTATCTGTCTTTTTGGAGGTTCATCATATACAATGACATCCCC